GTTTCCCAGTCACGATCACCCCCCCCCCTGGTAATGTCCCTGTTCCTGCTATGTTCATGGTATGTGCAGTGTTCATGCAGTGTTCACGGCTCATGTACCTGTTCATGGTATGTACGCCCCCAGGGTAGGGGGGCATAAAACGTTGCTGTACGGGGCTCTATGGGCTTGTCAGGTGGTGTTCCTGTTTGGGGTGGAAAAACACACATGTGGTTTCTATACCCCACTAACAGCTAGTCCAACCCACTGTCACCCTCTACAACTCCACACTCCCAGTTCGGGCTGCGGTCCTTGACGGCGTACCTATACGGTGCAGTTGTCGTAAATGCCCTTGTAAAGCCATCAGCATACAAGACTCCAGGCACATAGAAGCTGTGGCTTATGCCCTTGAGCTTTACCCAGCCTATCCTGCAATGTGGGTTCATGCTGGCTCTCTACACCTCTCGACAGCAGCGCACCTGTTCCATTCGTCTACTGACTCCGCCAGCGCTCCAATCAATGCCTGCAAATCTCCTGGGCGTTCTGGCCTATCCAGCCACCCCTTAAGCCCTGTAGGTCTGTGAACTACACATGTCCTGTAGATGCCTGGCGCTATCTGCTTTCCAGTAATGTGAACGTCAGCCATGTTCATGTTGATAGGTGCTCCAGGTTAGGTAGCTCATCCTCATGCAGTGTGTGCTTTGTCTTGTCCTTCCACTCCCCACACCAATCGTCTGCGCTCAGCCTTGGCCATGCTGTCTCATCGCCCCATCGCGGCACATGCACAACAGTAGGCGGGAAACGCCTGCAAAGTCCTTTTGTGTTCTTTTTCTGCACCCAATACAGACAGCCTCGGCAGCGTGCTGGCTCACTCACTGTATTGTCTCTCCTTCCGTATCCAGCATCTCCAGCTCATACCCATACTTTCTCGCCAGTGCCTGGGCAGCTTCAGGGCATGTCTCTGCAAGCTGTGTTAGGAGGGTTATGGGATCGGTCGGGGTTACGTCTGCTGTGCGCTCTACATACAGCCCCGCTGCCTTGCCTCTGTTCACTTCCGCATTCACGGCTGCACCGTAATTGCCTGCGAGTTCTGCACGTTTTGCGAGCCTTCCAAGCTCTGAGACATGGCTTTCAAGCGTGACGTTGGCGCGCTCCTGCTGTTCCTCCGCCATGCTGTCCAGAATAAGCAGCACATTAGCCTTCTTCGATAAGCGATGTGCAGCAACTCTCAACGCCCCGTCCGTCCAGCTTTCCGCCCTATCGGGATAAACCTTCCTGTAAGCGTCCGTGTTGTTCTCTCCCATGGACACCAGGACACACCACTCCTGCTCCTCAGATGAAAGGGCCTTAAAGGCTTCCGTGGTCTCAGTCTTTTTCTGTTGAGGCATTGTCCAATTATATCAATGGTTTAGTGGGGCCACCGGCGAGGACTCGAACCCGCAACCAACTCCTTACGAGGGAGACGCTCTGCCATTTGAGCTACGGTGGCGATGCCTGTGCCGCCAACCGTTGTCTGGTTGCTGTTCATTGTTCTGTCTTTCGTTTGGTCTGGGTGGAAGGACTCGAACCTTCGACCTCTGGATTCCAAGTCCAGCACTCTGCCAGACTGAGCTACACCCAGAAATGAAATGTGCGGGGCCTTGTGCACGAGGCTTCGGCGAACCCAGGACTCCCGCGCCGAACTGAAAAACCCGCCGCGACGTGTGCCGGGCGGGCTGAAAAAACGAAGACCGATGCGTACCCTATCGGGAAGAGGCACCGGCCATGCTGTGTCTTGCAAGCCTGAACCTGCAAGATGCCGCGTGGCTATGCACGCGGAGCAGGTTTCGAGCGTGTCACACCTTCGCTGGAACGTAGAGTGACACGGAACCGACCAAAGGGGGACGAAAATCTTACGCAGTGATTCGATTATGGCGTTCATACCATATAAGCTGGTCCGGCGTCAACACCTACACAACATGTTGTGTAACTTTTTATTTAGGTGTGGATTGCCCAAACCAACGCCTAACCAAGCCCGACAAACGTGTCCGCCAATTTAGCTTCGCCTTCTTGCCGTTCTGAAGCTTTCTTCCAATAAATTTTTGGCTTTGTCGGCGCGACAGGACAGTTACAACCGCCTCATTCGTGGCAACCATGACTATACCCATTGGATGCCACATGTGCTCCTGGTCTTTGGGCCTCCCACTAAAGCGAACGCCTTGCGTTTTAATCCGGTTCAGATCGTGCCGCGCCTCCCGAAATGTCATGTGCGGTTCTATACGGTCTATATATCGGCGCACCGCGTGTTTTGTTACATGAAGTCGGGTCAACGAAGCCTATCCTGAATCTTCTGCTTTGTCTGCTCGACATAATTCGGATTGTCCGGAAGCTTGTATGCAAACATCTGGCTCATAAGGGCCATTCCAATGCATAGACCTATAAATGTACCAAGTAGGCACCCGCGCAAATATGTGATGTTAATCATCTTGTGCTCCATCCTGCCATGTCAGCATAAAGCTTCAGGAATGATAAGACAACCTGCCGTGCCATGCCTTTTTGAAGATTCCTGCTGCGCTCTATTCGTTTAAGGCTTTCATTCTCTATCAGAACGTCGATTATCACAGCGTGGGCACGTGTCGTTCTCATGGAACGTAGCTGGTCCACCCAAGGAAGATAACGGTCTGTGTAGGCGCTCACTATCCATCCGGGCGCATCAGCGGGTGTTCCACCGTCTACACGCTCCAGGCTTGCACACTTGGCAAACAAGCTCCTTGTGATGTGAAAATAAACACGTTCAATTTCCGTTGCAGCACGCTCGATATCATCTACATTTCTATTGCCCTTCTTGCGCTCGTTTTTCATGACGCGCTCAAAGGTTCCCTCCCGTTGCAGCTTCCGCCGAGTTTCAGGCGTTCCCCGGTCGTGCGGGTCAACTTGGTTGCGCTTCTTTCTTTTGTTGGCGGCGGCTATCATTTGAAGACAATTCCCATTTTCTTGCGCTCCCGTGCCGTATATTTCGGCGCGCGCCTTGTCCTGAATTGCACGTGCATTCTCTGCCCCTCGTCTTTTCCTTTGACTGCCCCGCTCGCAACCCGAAACTGCATCTCGTGCACTAACCCACAGTCGCAACACGCTATAAAATACTTCCCCATCTGCGGTTGCACCCATCGCGAGAACCCGCGCGGCCCTACAGCTTGTTCCTGCCGAATGCGCTTTGCCTTCATTGCATGTCAGCCATTGGTTGTGGGCTCCTTTGGTGGTTCTGGGAGGGGCATGAAGTATGTCGGGTGAACGCCGCCAGAGGCCATCGTTCCCGGCGTTATCCACTCCCCGTGCTCAACACTGCCAACCCAATAGCCTTCACGCTGGCCGGGCGCGTAGTGACCTAACAACTTATCTCCATCCACTAAGGCGGGAATGAAAAGCCTGTACCAAGTCCCATCCTTGGCGGCGCTTGTAATGTCGTGCCACTCACTCATCATCCCCTCCTATCTGTATTCCGTGTTGGATGGCGATTTCCCTATGCATTGCGACCCAAACCTCGCCAGCCAAGTGCGATGAAACGCCATGTTCAAACAGCACCGACCCGCCCGCCTGTGTTACGGCCTTCGGAAGTTGCTCAAGCATCATTTCTCTCAGGACGGTGGTGATGGCTGCTTTGGCGCTAGGTGACCATGCTTTTTTGTTAGTGTCGTAACAAGGGCATTCGCCATTTAGTTTTAGTTCCTGACATTCGTCGCGGCACAGCTCTCGCGCCACTTTCTCTATAAGGTCTGTCATTGGGTTAAGCTCCAAATAAGCCAACTCGCCAAAGACACGATGACGGCGATGAACATCCGAAAGATTGGCAGCACATCAAATGAATAATCGCCGGAATACTCTGCGGGCTTCATGATTGCCCACATCATCACGGCGACCGTAATTACGAGCGGCAACGCCCACCATGAAATATCGATACTCATTTCGGCCTCACATTCAGCGGCGGCAAGCCAAGCCGCTCTTGTATCTTCCTGTCCATTTGCTCTACGTAAGACGGATTATCCGGCAGCTTCCCCACGTACAGTTGGCTTGTCAGGTACATGCCTAAACACAAGCCGAAGCACGAGCCGTATAAAATCCCGCGCCAAAATTTGGGGCTGAAAGTCATTGTCTCGCCTCCTCGATTTCATCCAGCTTCTCCCGCGCCTGTTCGATTGTGTAGGTGTTGCGCTTGCCGGTATTCACAACTCGCGCCATCAGGGCGATGAAAAACAGAACCCCGCCGACCCATTGCATCGCCGAACTGTCGAGATAGACGCCCAGCCCAATCATGGCGGCGAAGGTGGCGAACGTGAGTGCGTCCCGACAAAACGACTGCCAAACGCTTTCCTGCAAAAGAATGACTTCCTTAGCCATCACTCATCCCCTTTCATGGTGCAGAGGGTTATGCGTCCGCACTCTTGGTAGTTGCTCATCATTGGAAAAACGGTGACGCTCGCCACAACCAAGCAGGCAAACACGAGGCCCACTGTCAGCAGCACATACAACCCAACCAATTTCATGATGTATTCCGCGCGAGACATCTACACACCCTCCGGCTGTTTTGGGGTGTCCCCAAATGGCACCTTGAGTTTGGTTGAGACGATGCTGCGCATGTCTTCCAAGTGGGCTTGGCGCGCCGCGTTCTCCTTTCGGAATTCGTCGTAACCGCTGGGTGTTATTCCGAACTTCCAGCACTCATCAACCAACGCCTGAAGCAGTTGCCGCGTCTCGTATTCTGGGAAGCTCATGAAGGGCTCATGCAGCGCGCCAACCTCTTCGGGCTTCAACTGAACGCGCTTAACAGGCTCCAGAATGGTCCGCGTCTGCCCTTGGCAGGTTTCCCCAACCCAGACGTTTATGCTGTCCGTGTAGCGGACTTGCTCAAGGTGGACTTTCCAAGCCATAGCGATCACCTCCGCGCCAAAAACAAAATCAGCAACATCCCTAGAAACGGCAAAATCACCGCCAAAAGCTCAGTGTCGGTCACGCACTCACCCCCTCTTTCACATCAATTTGCGGGTCAGGACAATTTGATGGGACTGGCTGTGATAGAAACTTCCTGAAGTGTTTCTCCATTGTCTCTTCTACGCGCTTGGGGTCTTCGTTGAGGGGGCGGAAGAAACATGCTGCGTAATTGTCGGGCATCCCTTTCAGCCTCACGTAATAACCGCAAAGAGAAATCACGCTGGAACCATATTCCGCGACGACGTATACCGTCCCCAGCTTCGGAAAGGTGGCCGGGTCCAGACCTGGATCGGGGCACCAGTCGCCGCCATTAATACACTCCACTCTCTGTCCTACCTGGAACATGGGTCTCTGGTCTCCTATGTTAATCCCATTAACATTGGCACTTACAATTAGAACTTTTCCCCCTTGGCATTAACCAAGCCCGTGACCAGCGGGAGCCCGTAGGCAGGGTACTCATCTTCCCCGATCCAGCGTTTAGGCCCTGGATCACCGATAAAGGGGTCTAATCTCTATCGGCCTCGTGCACCTTGACCCTTTCGGGTCGCCAAGGGTCCAAGTTGCGGCTACGCAGAGCTTGGATTTCCTCCCGCACCTTTGCGCTAAGGCGTGCGGAACCTGTTGTGCGGCGAATGCGCAGAGATATGCCCCTAAGGTGTGCTCTCATTGCATCCAGTAGCCGCGATTCAAAAAGGTTGAAGCGAGCGCAAAAAATTTCGTCTCGACCTTGTAGGTCTCAGGGTCGGTGCGCTGCTTGATGTACTCTTTCAGGCCAGCCAGGATTTCCTCTGGTGTGGCCTCGAGGAAGACCTCAACAAACTGGCCGGAGTCATTGTCCTTCATGTTTGTCGTCAATCCACCGTTCGTGATTGCTTTCCACTTGGCCATGGCCAGCGGCTTGCTGCCTCTCCGGCTTGCTGGGAAGCGCTGCCAGAAATCTTCAAACGTGACCCCCTCTGTCTGGAGTTTGATGACGTTGGTCATGGCAGATACCCCAAGGTTGGTGGGCCTGAGTGTTTCCAATCCCAGACAAACCATGCGTGATTGGATGACGGGCCGTTGGCTTTCTGTTTAAGGTTCTCCCAACGGATTCGGCGTGTGAGGGTGTGCTTGGCTTTGAATGCCGGATGCTCGGCAAAGAGATCGCGCCGCCCCTTGGCCGTGTCCCATGCATGGGGGAGAAGCATGGCAACCTTGCCGTTTACGTCTTCTGTCAAATGGAGTGCGTGCCGTACAAATTTCTCAGCCAGCCCATGGGAAAATGGCGGATTGGTAATAATGGACCGCACAGTTGGAAAAATGCTGTGCATATGCAGGAAGTTTATCTTAAATCCGATTGAGACATCCGATGAGTTTACATGCCGGAATTTTCTCGTGAGAACACCAACTATATGGCCCCCTCCACAGGCAGGCTCCCAGATTGATTCTGGGAACTCTTCGGCCTCAAGCAGCGCCTCAGTCACCCATGCTGGCGTGTAATAGCAATCTCCAGGGACCAGCTCGTATTCTGAATGCCGCTGGCTCATTTCCGCACCCGCTCTTCGCCGCAATCAAAACAAACGTCCCTTGTCTTTGTTAGGCTTACCCAATCATGCCTACCGCGCTTCCAGCACGGCCAACCTGCTACTTCACGAATAGCCGCAGCAATCACTTCGGATAAATCAAATTCTCGGTTCACGCGCCTTCCCCCTCGCTCACCAGTTCGGCGAACGTCTCTTCAGTCATGACAATGAGGCCGGGCTTGTTGTTGGCTTTCAGGGAAAGGAAATCGATGTTGTCAGGAGACAGCCACCTGTAGAGCGTGACCCAACCGTTCTTCAGGGCTTTGCATTCCACCCGGTATTCCCCGTCGATGGTCCAGAGCTTCACATCGCCGCCCAGGTCCATTCCGCCTACCTGTCCAAGAGCGCCTGAGAGTGGCATACGCTGCGCACCAAAGCCCATGTTGTTCATGCGCTTTACAAAGGCCGCTTCGTTTCTGTAGCCCTTGCTTCTGGACTTGAGACCGCTCATTTGCTGCGCCTTTCCGACGAAGGAATCGTCTCGCCTTTGTGCCGTGCGATAGTGTTGTAGATTTCACTCTCGCGCACCTTAAACATGGAAGCAAGCTGCAAAGTGTCATGTGTGGGCAAAAAGGGGATGAGCATCTTTATCGTTACCCGGCTCATTCCACGGACTCAATCGCTGATTTGCGCACAGCGTCGTGCACTGTTGTGTGGCAGCGGCCTCCATAAAAGCGACCAATCTCAGGATAACTAAAGCCTGCTTGCCTGGATTTTGTGTATGCCTCCTTTCTCGCCTCAACAACACGACCTTCGCGCGAGTATGATTTGATTGCTGATTGCGTTACGCGCCACTTTCTGGCGACCGCTCCAAGGATTTCTTGCAGACCAGGGCCGTCGTGTTTAGGCTTCGTCGAATCACCCCTCGCTTGTCCAAGCTGCATCTGAATGCCATCAAGGCGCGTCTGCAGCCTTTCAATATCTTCCTGCAACCGAGCCAGGCGTTCCGAATGATTTTCGAAAAGCTTTATCGCAATTTGTGGAAATTGCGGGTCCGGGATATATCCCTCACCCCATAGGGCATGAGAATAATTGTCCAACCCATTTGCGCCAGATTTTTTAACATTAAAATCCCGGTTGTCTGCCAATGCATCCTCCCTATTTGTTAACCGAATTCAAAAGCGCTATAACCTGCTCATCGTAGAAATCAGGGTCTGCCTCCACAAGCGCTGTGCATTTGTCGTTAACATAAGTAAGCGGCAGGGCGGCACACGTCTGGGGAGGATCAGACAACCGCACCTGCCGCAGGCGCAGGGCACTCTCATGGGGCGCTAGGTGCCCGCGCAAATCGTATTTGAGGGTGATCCCGATCATTCCACGTCATCGCCCATGAATTTCAACTTTGGCAACGTCACGTTTTGCGCTGTGTTGCGCCTTAAATAACTTGCTTGCTGCGCACGAACGCTTTTGTTGTAATCCCAACTGTTGCCCATGCCAGGGGGGCGGGACTTGTACAAATCACAGCCGCGCCAAAAAGCGCCCGCAAGGTGCGATGGTGTGCCAACCTTGCCCTTCATGAGTTTTCCTCTACCGGGTAAATGTCGGGACGAAGATCATGGCGCGAAACGCCCGTGGCCTTCTCGATAGGAATCACAAACTCAGCGGGGGGCGACTTGACTGCGTATCGCGTCCACGTCCAAAGCCGTTGCCGAGACACGCCAATCATGTCAGCCAGGGCGCTTTTGCTGCCTGCGATTTCCACTGCTTTCATTAGCTGTTCGTTTTGCATGGGGGCGGTTATACCAAAAACAAAAAGGAGCGTCAACCCAAAATAATGTTTGACAGGTGATTGTGTGTCGTGTACAGTCCTGATCGTCGCTGCATGGTGTGGCGACAGACTTGGATGGCCAAGTCTTAGTGACGTTACACTCGTAACTGTACACGTTGATCTCGCAAAGCCCCCGGCTCATGCCCGTTCAGAATGGGCCGGGGGCAAAGCCAGAGGCAGGGCAATGCAGAACCAGAAAGACATCAAAGAGCGTGCGAAACGGATCTACCGGGAACGGTATCCGAACAGCTTCGGCACGATGTCTCTCATTCGCGATGCCTTTGGCCGGGCCATGCAGGACGCAGAAGTCCAGCTTGAAGAAGAGGCCTGTTGGCGCGAACTCGGCGCGGATGGCGTGACGAAAATCATCGAAGCCCTCTACCGCCGCTTGCACGAATACAAACTTCCATGGACGGGCAACGACCCCAAAGACAAATACGGCGTCATCGACAACCCGATGACGCGCGAGACGCGCTCACAAATCATCCGCGTTGAGAAGTTTTACGAGGAAGAATTTGGCGCATCCAACATCCAGGAACGGAAAGAGAAAGAACGGAGAGCGGCATGAGGATGCGAAGCCGATACGGAAAGAAGGGCGGCACCAGTGCAAACGCAGGCCGCAAGGCAACCAAATATACCGTGCCCATGCCTGATGGCCGGACACTTACGAAGCGCGTCTTTCAAGACTGTGGCGCATCAGCGTCGGCGCTGATTTACGAACACGATGGCGAGTGGTTTTTGAACACCGTTGTCCCAACGCATAACAAGCCAGGTTGGGCCGCAAGTTACACAGAGGTGCCAGCAGAGCGCATCGAGAACGGTGCAGCATGACCACCGAACACACAGCCTTTGTCTGTCAGAGCGCCCGGCAGTTTGGTTGGGACGCCCTCTACGAATATTGGGAGTCTGAGAGCATGGCGGACGACGAACCGTTTCTAGGCCGGAACGTTGAAAGGTCTGAAAGGCCAATCTTAAAGGCTGGGATGACCGAAATTCAGGCAACACACCGGACCTTGCCTGACGCCCGCCAACCCTCTCAAGCAATCATGCAAGTTCTGGAGATTGAACTTAGGAGGCAAGCGCGATGAGCATGGATATTTCATTCGAGGCACAAATCGTCAAAGAGGCCATTTGCTCCGAGGCGGCAATAGTCCGTGCAGCGCTTACCGCTCCGCATGTTCTTTACAAGCCAGAACTCAAACCAGACGGCAGCAAGTGGTGTGCCCTTTTTGGTGATGACCTGATGTCCGGTGTTGCTGGATTTGGCGATACGCCCGCAGAAGCAATGGCCGACTTTGATCGGGCTTGGGGCTCGAAGCGCACGCCAAAAGCAGAGATTGAATGATGTCCAAGGACCAATGGATAGCCGAATACGAGCGCATCATGGATGACTTTCATGATGGTGAGGCTTCGCTTTCAGAGACTGGTGAGCGCCTTGAAAGCCTTGGCATCGACCCTCACGAAATCCGCGAAATGCTCTCCGAAGAAGTCAGCTACCCGATACCAAAAGGATACTTCGGAAAAGAGAAGGAGGCCAGCAAGTGACCCCCCTATCTCAAGAGCAGAGAGAAGCGCTTGGGCGGTTGTTGGATGAGGCGCGTAAAGGCCCAGAGCGCCCGTCAAGGACTGCGCACGAGCGATACAACAAGCTTCGCGACCTGATTGACCAGAAAGCGGGAAAGGTCCTCCCCGCCCTCCTAGCCTCTGCTGAGCGACTGGAGAAGGTGGAAGAGCAGTTGAGGCGCGCCGAGTACGCGATTGGAAACTACCTCAAGCCCGACAAATGGCGCGACGAAGAGTGTTTCAAAGTCTGGGCAGAGCAGTGGCTCCCCGAAGCCCGCGCCGCCCTCAACGGAGAGACAGGGGAATGAGTGAGCCCACACCATGCGAGACGTGCGCCAATGTAACCGACAGGACGCGAAAGAGAGAATTCTGGAAATGGACGTGCATCAAGTTCCCACGCCTCCAGGGGCTTAACCCGGTAGCGCCACATGAGGGCCTGAAGCATGAACCTTACAACTACTGCACAAAAATCAACCTGGGCTTTTGCCCCCTTTATGAACCGAGAAGAGAAGGAACTGAACATGCCCCCGATTGACCAGATTTTTACAGGAAGCAACACCCTCAAGGCCGAAGACCTTATGGGCAAGGACTGGACGCTCACCATCAGGGGTGTCGAAATCAAGCAGTTTGAAGAGAACGGCACACAAAAGGTGAAGCCGGTTATTTCCTTCAGCGAAACCGAAAAGACGCTGGTTTGCAACAAGACGAACGCTTTGCAGATCGGTGAGCATCACGGCTTCGACACGGACGGTTGGGGCGGACGGCAGATTACCGTTTACCCGACGAAGACAGACTTTGGGGGGCGGATTGTCGATTGCATTCGTGTGCGCCCGCCAGCAGGTATGCCCGTAATGGAAACGCAAACCACAACCGGCACGTCAAGTCACCCAAACGCACCGGGCGCAGACATTGACGACAGCATTCCGTTTTAGACCATGATTCTGGAAGCGGAAAAACTTGCACATGAGCTTTCCGTGAGAGGGGAGCGGTGGGCCGACACTGACGCTGCATTCAAAGCGCTGGATGACGTGACCAAAAGTGTCCTGTCTGAATGCGTGGCTGATTTGAATGAGCCTGACTTGTCCATGGCAGCAGCCGAAGACAAGGCCCGCCGCGCCCTCAAATACAAAGAGCACCTAGAAGCCAAGAACAAGGCCCGCAGAGCGATGAACCACGCCAAGGTGAAGTACGACACCTACAAGGCGTATGTGGAGCTTGTGCGGAGCCGTGAGGCCACAAGCCGCGCCGAAATGAATCTGAGGTAAGGAATAGTCATGCCCCGCAAGGTGAAAGAGTGGGTTGGAAAAACCGACGACGCAATGCCGCCCCCGTCTGTTCGTCTCAGGATTTTCGAGCGTGAACAGGGCATGTGCTTCTTCGCCAAGCGGAAGATACGTGCGGGGGAAAGGTGGCACCTGCACCACAAGGACGAGTTGTGGGAGGGCGGACAAAACAGAGAGTCAAACCTGTTCCCCGCCCTTGAGAAATACCACCGCGCTCACTCTGCCAAGCAACAGACGGTCAAGGCAATCTCTGACGGCAAGAGAAAGAAAGACCTTGGCATCACTGAAAGCAAATACCGCCCCCTTCAGGGAACGAAACGAAGCGGCCTGAAGAAACGAATGGACGGAACTGTAATCGACAGAGCCACAGGGCTCCCGGTAGGCGGATAGCATAGGAGAGCATGAAGGATGGGCATTCGAATTACACGGCGCGCATTCCCCGATTGCGGTGAATGGACCGTCTGGAAGCCTATTCGCCGAATGCATCCAGTAATCGCCCGCGTCATGGGAACGATGTACTGCCGCCGCGCCAAGCTGCTGTTCCGCGTTCCGATGACAAATGCAGGCGTGTTCTTCACCTACGGCAGACAATGGGCTGAATAGCCCACAACAAGGAGCCCCCCAATGCCTAGCAAACCAATAATTGAAGACCACTACCAGGAATACGAAACCAAGTGTGGAACCGTTGTCACAGTCCATAAGGCCAAGAAGAAAAAGAAGAAGGACAAGTGAGTTCTATGGCGGGGGCGGCACACGTGCACTGAAATGCAGCCGTGGTGAATCCTAGCCAGCCGGGACTCGGGGATAAATGTAACAACCCGGCCACCCGCCGCCCCGAACCTGAAGGAGCAAGAGAAGATGGAAAGAGACAAACTTGCAGAATTGGTGTTCGAAGCAGACCCCGGCATTCGGGATAATGTTGAGACGTTCTGGACCGCCTGCGCCCTCGTTGGCGCGGAGGTTGTCGGGTGCAACGCCAAGGCTGTTTCTGAACTCTCAGGAGCGCCGCTTTCCTTCCTCAAGGGAATTGAACCGCGCCTTCGCGACCAAGGCTTGTGGACCGACGAAGGCCCCGACATCAGCGAATACCTGGATGACGAAAACGGCACTACCGCACTTTGGATGGGTGTCTGCGTTGCTCAGGGCAAGATTAACCGAGAGTGGGACGCAGCCAAAAAGGAATGGATGTACGGGCTTTCCGAACAAGGCAAAGCGGACATTGAAAGAAAGCTAAGCGGCCAACAGCCGTAGCCCACCCGGAGGAAGAAGACATGGCAAACGAAAAGGAAGTCGTTCACGCGAAGATTGAACTTGCCGTTGGCTGGTACGCGGACGGTGATGGGCCGAAGAACACTGTCACTGTCAAGAACACCAACAAGGGCGTGCAAATCGAAATCGACAAGTGCACCGCTGAAACCCTTTGGGTCAATTTGGACGAGTGGCGAGACATCAGTGATGCGGTCAGCGCGGGCATTTTCTTTGTCACCGGCAAACAGGCGCAATCATGACCACGCAGGGCAGAGAGACAGAAATGGTGGAGCGCGTATCTAGCTTGCATTCACGGATCGCGGATGACGTGCCCCAGATTAAACGCGGACTGTGCTGGTGCACCGTTTGCGGGCGCGTCACCAACGTTGACGGCGCTGACTGCCTTGCACACGGCTGGCCCAAGTGCTGCGGCTATACCATGACAATTGATAGCCCCGAAGAACGCGCCGCTCTCTCACAGGGGGAGAAGTAGGCATGAGACACGTCCGGTACTTTCTGAAAGGCGTCGGCTTGTTCAGCGCTATCTGCGTGCCGTTCGTGTCCGTGATGCTGCTTTTCTATCACTACCCAGTGACGTTTTTTGTACCGCTCCTTGGCCTGTTTTTCTACGGCTTGGGCCGTGAATATTTCCGCGAGGAATCCCCATGACCACACACACAGAAGACACGCTGTTAGAGCGGTTGGAAGTGCTTCGCAGCGAACGGCACCAGTATCGAGACCGTAACGAGGTGGACGAGGCTCTAGAACAAGCCGCCACAGCCATACGCAGCCTTGAGGGAGAGGTGGAGGAACTGACAGAAGCTCTAGACGGGCAAACAGAGCTTGGCGCAACGCTGATAGACGGCTTCCAGCAGAAGAATGCAGCCATCCAATCCCAACTCTCTGAGGCACGGGAACTGCTGGAGGAATTTGTTGACCAGTGGGAAGGATGGAGCGACCGGGAAATGGAGGATGCAGTCAGCCCGTCGCATGTTGATGCAGTAAACAGCGCCCGCACCTTCCTCACCCGCACCCCCGCTCCAGAGAAGGAGGAAGCGTGATGGGTGGCCGACCGTTTTACATCCACACGGTATTCGACATGACGGCCCAATGTGCGCGCACGCAGGACGCGAACGGGGCTTGGGTCGCTCCAGTTGCAGTTCCCTACCCGGCAAATGTCTGGCAGCGCCTCATGGCTGGTCTGTGGGTGTTTCTGGGCAAGGCCCACGCGATTCGCTGGCCAGAGACAGGCGACTTAGAGCACGCGACCAGAAGCTACAAACAACAGGACACCCGCCATGACACATGAACTTGATCCCCGCAAAGCCGCCGACAATGTGATCGACGCACTCTCCCGCATCAGCGAACTTGCGGATTTGGCTGAAGCCAAGCGAGTAGCAGACGCAACGGACAGTCTGCGGTGTGGCAACTGTTTCTGGTGGATGAAATCTAGCCAATGCCCGCGTGAAAAGAACGTCAATGGTTACAGCCAGGGGCCAAGCAATAACTCACCCGCCTGCTCGAAGTTCAAGATTACAGACCGGGTTGTCGCATTGAAGGCCGAACGCTTGGCAGAGGTTGAAAAAAGGCTAGCAGCACTGGAGGCGTCAGGGGAATGAGCTTCTGGGTGGAACTTCACTGTGACTCACCAATTGCCGACCATCCGGGAGACGAGTGCGGCAGAAACGCCTGCGAGACGGGAAGCAACAATTCGCCCGGCATGAAGGTTAAATTCGTAAACCGTCTGCCTTTTGCCGCCAGAGCGCTTGCAAAAGAAGCAATAGAGCGCGGCTGGAAGAGAGACAGCAAAAAGAACTGGACGTGCAATGCGTGTCTCAAAGCCCGCAAATCCCTTCAGGAGGCGTCAGGCCAATGACCTCACTCACCACACGCCTACAGGAAGCGACGGGCCTTGACAGAGAACTTGACTTCGCGATTGGTTTTGAATTGGCAGGCTGGACGCGGGTTGAAAGGTTTGGGGATACTTATATCCGCACCCCCGACGGCAACATTTACGCAGATGCATATGGAGGCATGGCCCCGTCTTTCACGGAATCAGTAGACGCCGCCCTAGAGCTTGTGGAGAGGAAGTTGCCGGGGTGGAGTTGGGCTTTCTTCAATCACTTCAAGAAAGGCACTTGCACGGCATTCATATGCGATGGCCCGGTGATTGATTTGGTTGAGGCCACAGAAGCGCACGCGCCCACAGCGCCCCTCGCCATCCTTGCCGCCCTTATCTCAGCCCTCAGCAATCAGGGAGAGAAGGAATGACGCCCGAAGCGAAAGCCCGTGACAGAGCGAAGGTCATGGCGGGCACGTTTGTAACGGCGCTCGCAGACGTGTGCCCCGACATTTCCGAATCCAATCTAAACTACATTGAGAAGCAGGTCGGGCTTGTGCTTTTCCAAGCGCAAAGCGTTGCCATGCACCAAGCCATCCGAGAAGCCGTTGAACAAGAGCGGGAGGCCAACTTGCGCGCTGTCGAGAATTACGACGCGAACCTTACGGCGCCTGAAGCGCGCGCAGTGAGCAAGGCGTGCAACAAGATTGCCAGACAGATTCGCCAGAGAGATAAAGAGTGACGGGGCGGCTACTTTGAATCCTGCTCCCACAACGGCCCACAATGCCAGTTCTCTGCGTATTGAAACTTGATGTGTCTTATCTTGCGCAACATCTTTTTATAGCACGCTCGATAAGCCGCTAGGTGCGTTCCGTACTTGTCAAGTGTAAACGTTTCCTGATAGGCCCAATGTGGGGAGGGGTATGTTATGTAAGCCCAGAGGGCGAATCCTGCGAGGGTCAAATTAGAATGCCCTCCCAGAATCTAACGCCATCGAGGCCGCTGTCACTCGGGGCGAGGCCCCATTCAATCGGTTTCATCGTCTCTTTCCTTCCTTGCAATGGGTAGAATGATTATCTCTGCATTCGGCTTTGTGTCTTCTTCCACCTGCTCAACGATTGGTTCGTGTTTGGACATGTAGTTTCTGAGGGCCGTGGCGGCCGTATTCATTCCCAGAGACTCGAAGACATCCGCACCTGAGCGCACAAGGGATATGCCTCTCTTAACGGCTATCAGGTCTTCACGGGTGGTCATTCGGAGTAACCACCAGCGCCTGTGCCGTTCAGCGTTCTATATTCAACGGAACGCCCTGCCTTCTCAGCGGCCTCAATGCCGTATTTCATACCTCCGCTAATTCCCCTGTCTGTATAGACGGCGGTCAACTCCGCAGCCTGCCCCCATGCAAAACCCGCTTGAATACCCCACTCGCGTTCTTCCGGTATTTCATCATCCAGAACGCCGGGCTGAGTATAGATGAGGTGTGACGCGAAAGGGGCCTCCCCGCGCTTCAGGCTGTCGGCCAAGCAGGCGCGGGCGTAGCGCTCGTTTCCCTCCACATCGCCTGCATAGGGGCTTTCGACAATAACGAGCTTCATTTCTTTCTTATTTCCCTTGTCAGTGCGGGCCACCACTGCTCAACCAAGCAGAGGATGTCATGGGGGGACATTTCGATATCAATTAGCTTGTCGCCGGAGCCTGCCTCGTAAATCTTCAGGCGGGCTTCTTTGTTGAGAACGCTACCAACAACAAAAACGTCTTCACGGCTTTTCATGTGACGCGCCTACAGCCATGCCCATGTGCGGCGTAGCTTAATGTCGGTGATTGTGATTGGGTGAACGTTAAAATCTTGAGCGATGTTCTTGAGTATTTCACCACTTGCTATGCGTTCGCGTATTCTGAAAACATCGGCCTTGGTTAGTTTTGATGAACCGCACTGCTCGCCGCGATTGCTTGTGCCATGCTTAACGCGGTCAATTTGATTCTCACGCGCACTAGCCCATTTCAAATGATTAGGATTGACACAGCCAAGATGTCCATTTCCGCACACGTGTGTTGCGAATGGCTTGTTTTGGGGCGCGGGACCATATGCCTGAATGCACATATATCGATGAGCTGGCATGCTTTCGCCATCGTGACGGATTGTGCCATAGCCATCTTTGCGAGTCGAGAATGGCCACTTCAAGCAGTCGTTGCCCAAGTAGTTTTTATTCTCGTCAACCCAAGCTTTTGGCGCACCATATTTTGTGCGAGCGTCAATCGAAAAACCAGAACATTCTGACATAATAAGTATTCTACTATATTTTGTTAGCTTGCTCAAGCGCACGAAGGCTTGCGGTGTGTCTTTCCACCTCGCCAAATTGGTCGTGCAAGACAATACTTTTCATGTCGCGCCCCGAGCGATAGCCCATGCCAGCATGCCATGCATCCTTAGCGGCTAGAGTTCGAAACCCCTCAACGATAACCCCCATTTCTTCGTCGGCTGTGCAGTGGTGTAGATGGCCATGACGACAGTACTTAAATTCGCACTCTGCCCACCACTTGGGGTAGTCACAGGCAAGCAGGCCGGGGAGAAGTTTGGGCTTCGGTGCATGGCCGTGACTGGTGCCAACAAGGTTGGAGCCGAACCGATAAGCCCAGAACGCGCGCGGATCGTCCTCAACGGTCACGCGCGGCTCATTCTCGAAGTAGGCGGTCATTGCCGCGTCGAGAATCAGGCTCGAATGTGTGTCGTGGTTTCCAGGCGTGTTTCGGATGCGTACGTGCTCGTGTTTCTTGAGCGCGCTAAGCACAATGTGGCGGAGCGTCCGAATGCCCGCATTCACAACCTTGCGGTAGCGGGTATCAACATCTACCCGCGTGCCTGCTGCCGTTTCGTTCTTTGACGAATCCAGATGATAGAAATCACCAAGATTGTTTATGACGGCATTGGCTGAGTTTGGAGAGGCAGAAACTAGACGGTCAGTCGCCTGACAAGCCAATTCCGAAGCGATATTGGAGTCGTAGTCGTCGCCAGCTTCCGCCGCCCATGCATACATTCCGGCGTGGAGATCGGCCAGCACATATTCTGTCAGAAGTTCGTTAGAGGTTTTGGTGGGTGCTTTGGTTGGCTTGGCAAGGCCTTTGAGGGGCTCCATGAACGCCGATAGAGTTTCCTCCATCAACGCCTGTTGCTTTTCCCTGTCCAGGTCGTTCTTGACCCATTGGGCTTTAACATCCCCGTCTGGCCCATAGAGCGTTGAGACGCCCTTTGTTTTGAAGCCTTGGGGCGGCGGCGGCGTATCATATGATATGCCTCGCCTAGCCGCCTCTTGCAGCCTGTAGCGGATGACACGCTCACTGACGGGCGGGTCAAGAGACAGCCCAGCCTCGGTTGCCGTCTTGTGCTTCGAGCGGGCTTTTACCGCCTCCCAAAGCTGCTCATTCGTGAGCGGAGGTGTTGGGATATGCTTTCACCCTGTGTGCAGGCTCGGCGGGTTCTTATTGGTTTTGGAGCCCGTCTTTAGATGTTCTGCCAACCGTGCGGGGCTTTCATCGTGCCGCCGCCAAACTCAGGGCCTTGCATAGGGAACTTGGAAGCATCGTCAGCCTGCCACTTTTGCAGGTCTTTGGAGAAAACCAGGACATAGGCTTCTTTACCTATCGAGTTGTCCTTCTTAATCACGTTGCCCTTCACGATGCTGAAATCACCGCCTGTCGGCGGGGTGAATTCCTCGACAACCTCAGATGGTCTGAACGCGGCGGCGGGGACCGGAAGGCGGAGACAATCACCGTTCTTGATGGCCTTCTTGAACAGCAGGAAGGCCACTTCCGGGTTGCCGTCCATCTCCGCCTTGATAAGCGCCTTCATCACATCGAGGTTGTAACACCATGACGCAATGCCCACCTCCTGTTTCCACTTTGGCGCAGCGTGAGTGGCTGTCAGGGTCCAGAAAAGAAAGGCAAACAGAAGCCCAATGAACGTTACAGCTGACACAAACAGGCAAGGCGTGGCTCCGATAGGCTCAGTGTTCTTTCGGGTCATGGTGCTATCCTATGCTATTGAGAAGTCTGGTGGATGGTGGCTCACACCTTGCCTGCTGCTCCACCGACAGCGCCCCACCTCTTGCGACCCATGAGTGACTAACTCTGAGCGGTGGGCATGAGCGGCATTGCACGCATTGAAGTCACCCGCTGCGCGTTTCTCTAGAGGCCATCCCATGGCTCAGCCAATGCTGTCGTCGTATCCGTATTCATCGGGTCCTTGGCCGGGGCCTAGATTGCCTTTCCCGACGTTTGCCCGTCAATCACTTTCCTGCCCTTATCGCCCAAGCCAAACGCGGCGACGATCATTCCAATGAACTCCGTCATTTCTGACCCAAGAACAGGGACTTCAACATCAAAGAACGCTTTTGCGATATACGATAGCACAGCAATTCCCAATCCGACAACAGTTTTATAACCGTTGATAGGGCCCATGCCTTTCAGGAGGTACTTGGCAACCACTTCAAGAAGGAAGTTCATTTCACATCTCCATTTACTTGTTTGCTCTGTTGTAGATAATTTGCACGTCAGCGACGTTCGGGCGCTCCAGTAGCTCGGCTATCAGGGCGTCCGTTGTGTATTGCCCCAGCGCCTCAACAGATGGAGGCGGAACGACAACGCTTGAGTCTTCAGGCGGCATGGATTCGCCTGCAATCCATCCCGCAACGCTCTCGTCCTTTTCTGCGAGGACTTTCAGAAGCGCTGCTGTGCCCGGCTGTGCGTCCCATGTCGATGCACTGTACTCACCATCTGCGATGTACTTGCCGCGCTGCTGAAGGTTCGTCTTCGCCCACACGTAGGGGGAGTTGATGCGCCCGTTGTAGCCCCAACCATTGTATCTTTCGAATTCGTACAGAGCGCGCTCAACTGACCATTCAGGAACCTTGTGCAGTTCCTTTAGGTTTACCGCATCAATTGCGGATTCTTCCCAAGTATCGAACGGCCCGCGACCCTTAGGAACCCAGGTCGTCTTGGTTCCTTTTCCAATGATGTCTTGGCCATTGTGCAAAACGCCGTCAAACGAACTCGCAGACTCACGATAATGCGTACAACCAACCCAATGCCAAGGGACTTTGGTCTTTTCCTCCACCCATTGATAGCGCTGCTTGCCGTCAATAATTCGACCAACGGCGCGCTCCAGTTCGTCACGCTGGCTCGGTGTGATTTCGGCTTTGGACCACAGGTTGCGATAACCTGCCTGCATACTCTCAAAACTTGGCATTAGGAACCTACGAAAATATCACGGCTGCGACGGCAAACCCGACAACAGCACCTATAAGAATCAGAAACCATTTGTCTCCCGAATCAGGGGTGGGATGGACGGGGCCGGGGCTGTCAGGAGGGCAGCACGTTTTAAGTTCTGCCTCCAGTTCCATCACCTTGGCTTCAAGGTGTTTCATCTGCCGCAGACAGGCTTGCCAGAAGTCGTAAAGGGTGTTCCACGTCTGATGGCCGACATTGCCGTCAACTTGGAGTTCGTATCTCTCCTGAAACTCGGGCACGCCATCGCTTTCACGGATCGGCCCCGGTTCGTAAGTGCTCATATTAACCTCTAGACTTGCGTCGAAATGCCGTGGTGCGAGCCCGTACAAGGCCCGTGTGCAGGCGTTTCTTTCTTTGTGGTAAGCGATGCCCCAGGACAGGGTTTTGCCTCTCCTACCCCCTATCAGGCGGTAGCAGAAGCGGGATATTTCAGGGCCCATCTACCGTCTGCGAAGCTGTTCAATAGCCCGCTTGTACCGAGGGAGTTCGTACGGGTCTATGCAGTCGGCATCCGACCTTTTCTCGCGGATTTCCTCGCAAATGGCGTCCGACAATTCCTTGGCATCCTGTCGGTGAAACCCCTCAGGAGTCCGGCCTACAATTTTGGAAGAGAGGTCCACCGACAATTTGTCAATGCGCCTTTCCTCGTCCTCCAGTGCATCCCTCAATTTGTCAATATCGTGGTCTGTAATGACCTTGTTGATTGTGATTTGATTCCCAAGAGAATTGATATTGCTGTTCACCCAAATCCCGACGCCGACAAATGTTGCAACGATTGTTATGAGGGTTGAAATCCAGCGAAGCCCCCCGCCATTCGACATTGCATTGCTGAGTGTCTGGTTCATTCTTAATCAATCTTCCGAATTGTCAGGCGAGACATGACACCATCACGCCCCGGTGCTGATGGGCTGGAGACCCCCAAGCCGGTGTTTGGTCTGGAAGTGTCTGCCCAATGCTTCAGTTGAAAGGTGGTGGGTTCCGTTATCTCCACAATCCAGGACAGGGTGCTATGGGTTTGCCCCTGAAGATTGTTGTCACTTTTGGCAAAAGATGGCGTTCCCTCTGCAACGACTTCACTTTCGTCCACGTCATAGAGGAAAATCTGATGCCGGTCGGTTCTGTAGGCTATGGCCTCGGCACGAAATTCATAAATCCCAGGCTGTGTAATCGTCACGCTGTGGTTCACGCCATCGAACGCGGCCCAATTCGCTACGGCAACCGGTGTGTTGAGTTCTCTGGTCCTTAGTGCCCCGGTGAAGAAATCACCGCCCGCCGTGTTCGGTGGCTTTCTTTCCTCAACCAATGTCGTGTCAATGTTCAGGGAGACGGGGGCGAAGTGCTCAAGATACGCCGCATAGTATCGGTATCCGAACCGCGCCAGTCCCTCCCCTGAGAAGTGCACCGCGTCTCCGTTTTCCGGGAGGCCGTCATGCGGGACGTAGTAAACAAGCGGCTCCCGTTCAGCCATGAGCTTCATGCGGTCGTTAATCGCACCTGCCTTGGCATGATACAGGCCTCCGAGAAACGTCGGCGCATCCTGTGCCAGCACCCCGTTATCCTTCAGCCATTGAATGGATGCTATGGTCAGGTCATCAAACAGTTGCGGGTCGTCGAACTTGTTGGATTCTCCCTGATGCCGGAAATGCACCTGAGCCGGTGGGAGCCCCGATGCGTCATAGACGGCCTTTGCCTCCAATAGCATCGGTCCCGGATTACCCTGCTCATCAATCCAGTCCTGAATAGGTGTTCCGCCGCGACACACCAGAACCATTTGCGTCTGTGTATCTTTAGCCAAACGATGCGCGGCCCATAGAAGCGCGTTGTTTCCGTTGCCCGCGTCGAACGGGGGCTCACCCCTCTCAGGTGTGACAAAAGCCGCACCGTTGGACCCCAACTCGTTTTCATTGTTCCAGACGGTGACATTCGAAGACACGAACGCAAACGACGGCCCGCCGTCACCCCGCCCACAGGCATTGGATTGCCCGTCAGCAAAAATCGGAAGCGTGAGCGCCGACGGTGCGAGACAGCTTACCAGCACAAACGCAAGGCAAGAAAAGATGGCAACACGAATGAGCATACCGTTGTATTATCCTGTTTTTGGGAATTTATGTACTCGCAACACGCGAGACTTTTATAAATCTCTACTGAAAGTTGTTATCACACAACTCCACGGTGATGCGCCCACCCAATGGTGAATATGTCCAGTTCGTTGTTTGAGTTGTGTATGCGCCAATGAACCTGTCCGCTGGAGTCCACCTTTACCCTGAATGTCGTATTGGCAACTGACGTTGTGCCGCCGGGCGCATTGCCGCTCACTTGCCAGCCTACCGGGTCGGCAACATCTGTTGGGTAGACCTTGCCCCGACCTGTCGATCCTGAGCGCTGAACTTCGGCAGATACAATCGCCTCCAGTCCGGCTATGGGCGGGGCTGTGAGCGTTACCGTCTGCTCAGACGTAGAACCCGTTCCGGTATTCAGATCCTGAACACCATTGTCCCAATAATAGAGAAGCCCGCCACCGGACAGTTCACAGCAAGTATAGTCCGTAATGTTCGACGACCCATCAGTCAGAACTGCGCCAATCAGCCTCTTCGCATCCTGGTAACCAGATGGCTCTGTTGGTGTTGTCTTGGACGTTGAATAAACCGCCCCAATACCAGACGAACCCTTCAACAGCCAGATATAATACCACGTGTCCGCCGCAACGCTTCCGGTATCGATAGAGTTGATGCCCGCAGCAGCATCAATCTGAATTGTCAGAGTTGAGGATAGGCGGATGTTTTCTGTGTTCGTGTCGTCTCTGCATTCCCCGACCGATATGTCCGTATCATGGTTTGCATCGGTCCCTTGGGTTGGGACGAGTCCGGAAATAAACCCCCGGTGCAGAGGGACATCCCGTGAAAGAACGTCGCTTGTTACATCCTTTGTACCGGCTGAGAAATTAACCGCACTGTCCGAATTGCTTGAGCGGATAACCGTGTCACGAACCAGAGTTGTAGACGCGCTTAGGTGTCCAGTTCCTTCTTCCCACTCGCCTGCCGCTCTATGGGAAATGTAGTACGGGATGACATCCGTGCCGCCAGTGCCATACTCGGCGTTAAAATTGTTTCTTCCATCAACATTTGAGAGGGTGAAATTGCCCGTTCCCGTTGATGTGCTTGTTTCGTGAACAAGCGGCCCGACTGCAAAGGTCATGTCTTGATGATGTAGTTGAGGATGATGGTGGGCTGCACGTTCGCGTGCGCGTTACCAGAGCCCGTGTTGTCGGACTCAAAGTCATTGTTGACGGCGGTTTCGTTCGATTTGCCTCGGCTCAACCTGTTGGAGTCATCCCCTCCCGTATCGCCAAACGTTCGCGCGTTGACAGTGACGTTATGGCTATGGGCCGGAAGTTCTGCCGTAACAAGCGCGTGGGTTTCATCGCCGCCCGTCGCCCCCAAAGTATCTCCATCAACTCCACCGCCCGCTGTGGTCAGCCTCGTAGCTGATGCCTCCTTACCGGCAACAACGCGGCCCGTAATGTCGGGAACATTGAAGGTCGTGGAGCCATCTCCACTCCCGTATGTCGTGCTGATGACCGTGAACAGGTCAGCGTAAGTTGTCCGGCTGACTGCCGACCCATCACAAAGGAGATACCCGGTTGGTGCGGTTGTGCCTGCATAGGGGAGAACCAGTCCGGCAGGAACAAACCCGGCCACCGAGTCGAACGCACTGTTAACGTTCGTGTTGATGCTCTCAACGGCCGTCTTTAGTGGGTCTCCAAGCTTGTCCTTATGTTTGGCCCATTCAACCTCATTAGACGAAACCTGGCTCCCGTCATCTGCCGGGGGGTTGGCGTTGTATCCAGTTACGGAAACAGTTGTGTATGGATTCGTTGTCATTATCGTACCTTAGTTTGGGTCAACCAATGCACCGGCCAGACCACCGCGACCAAAGCCGCCAAGACCGCCAAGGCTTGACTGTGGGAAAATTTGATTGCTCAGACGCGCCTGCCCCGGACGAGACACCGAGAACCGTCGCCCTGCCCCTGTCAATGTCCCTAGAATCGACTGTCCAAAGCCTTGAGACTGGAGGTTTTCAGCCGTGCCGGACGTTGATGGCCTGTCAAGAACAGAAACGCCCGCACGCGCAAGCTCGCCTGCTTCACTGCGTCCTCTCGTAATCGCTCTTGGCCCTTGGACTGCCTTGACCGCAGACTGAAGGCGTGCAGGAGTGATAAGGCCGCGCGCAGCCTCCTTGCCTGCAAAGCTCGCCGCCTTTTCGATGACAAGCAGGTTTTGGAACTGTGACCGTGTTGCCTGCCATGCACCGAGCAAATCGGGACGGTTAGCGTTAAGCCACGCTTCTGCGCCTTCGTCCAAAAGGCCAATCAGGTCGCTTGCGGCTCCTGAAATGTTTGAATCTTTGGAGCCACGCACGATTGATGTAAGTTCGGAGCGGGCCTCTTTGTATTGCGTTCCGGTAATCGAACCTCTGGTTTGCAGGTTCCCGACTATGTTGGTAATGACTTTGGGAAGCCGTCCCTCAGAAAGGCGGTTTGCGGCTTTCCTTACAACGTCCTGCGCGTCAGAGCGCATCTGAGGCGACACAACAGCACTCGCCTGTTCCTGAAGTCTGTCAAATCGACCGCCTATTGTCTCTGCCGCATCAGACAGGACATCTTGTCGGGCGCGGCTGGCCTGAATGCCCGCCAGGCGAAGCGTCGCCTCTGTAAACTCTTCTGTTTGTGCCTGGAGGCGCTCACCGGCAAAGGATTCTGGATTTTGAGCTTCGCGCCGAATAAGAGGTTGCTCGTCAGCCCTTTGTCCGGCTGTAATAGAGCGGACACCACGCTGCCTGAGCGCAGCAATATCCGCAGCTGCCTCCGGGCTTGGGGGGCGGGAAGGCGTAATAAGGCGTTGCGCAGCACCGACACTGGCACCTCCAAGGATGGCACCGGCCAACCGTGCGAATGGCTCTAGAACGGTTCCGGATGTCAATTGCCCGGCTGTTTCGCTTGTCAATGCCGGAGCGAACACTTGCGCAACACGGACCGGGATTGAGCCGGGGAACGCCGCGCCGGGTGCGAATTCACCAATAGTCTGTGCGAACTCACCAGCCGTTGTTTGAGGTGTGCTGAAACGGAAGCCAACATTCGCAAGCTCCTTTTCCGCGTCCGTCATGCTTGGCCCGCCACCAAGAAATGACGGCAACACACGCTGCGCGGTTTGTTCTGCGCCTCTGATTCCTTCAATGGTTTCAGGGGACGCCCCGAACGCACCGGCAACAGCCTTTGCGCCGCCAAATGCCGCCTCACGAACTGTCCCTGGGAGCGTGGCAAGGCCCAACGCGCCCTTGGCCACGCCGCGACCGGCTGAGCGTACAACATCTTCTGCGGTGTTTACTTCAGCACCCAATCCGCGCCGCTCTACTTCTTCAAGCAAGGCAACCTGGTTGGGCGGGAGAAGGCCTCTACGCCGCGCTTCCTGTAAAAGTTCCAGTCTGGATGCCATTTTATAGACCTAATCGCTGTCGCACTTCGTCGTCTGACAATTCCGTTGCCGGGCGACTGTCAAGCTCACCACCTTGCGCACGGTTGATAAGCGCCTGCATAAACTGGCGCTCGTCTGGGCGAATGGCATCAACGCTATCTTTGTAACGCTTTATAATTGCCTGTGACTTCGAGCCCTCCCCTCTCGCAAGAAGGTTCGCTCGAATGGCCGTCAGTTCGGCCTCCCGACGCATTTTCACAAGCAAGAGAAGGCTGGACAGCATTGCGCCCTCTTTCGTATTGCCGATGCCGCCCGGAATGCTCTTCAGGAATTCTCTGTCCGCATCTGAAGTCGAGCCGGTCAGGCCAAAGCCGCTTTCCGGGTTCCTGAACTTCAGGGCCAAGAGGTTCTGCCTGCCTGTAATGGCTTCCAAGAGTGGTTGGTCTTCTCTCAGGTTTATGCCCACCTCAGCAAATGCACGGACAAGAGGTTGGGTGGATTCTGTAATCGGGCCGAGAGAACCCGTCGCTTCAATCAAATCTCGGAACACCTGAATGTCCTGAACAAGCGCGGCCTGCTCTACGGCTCGCGTCTGCGCTTCGTTCAAAATCTTGCGCTCGGTTGGGCTCCCCGGCTCCTGAATAGGACCAACAGGAACACCTAAGAATTCTGTCGCTTCAGGCGTTTCAATCAAAACATCAGCAGATGCGATCTGCCCGCTTGCCTGTCCATCCGTGACAACATTTCCTTGCACGTCGGCTTGCCCTGAACGAATTGCCGCAGACTGGATGCGGGCGTTAATCTGGTTGGCAATCTGTTGTGGATCCTGCCCTGCTTGTGCTGCGGCTTGTGTGATGGGCTGGACAAGGGCTTGGAATTGTGGGCTGTCGGCCAAGGTGGTGAGATCAGCACCTGCCTTTTCCGCAGCCTTAATAAATTCTTCAATGCGAGGAAGATTCTGTTTAACGGTCGTTTCAAAATCAATTGGCTGGGCCGAGCGTGCAAGCTGTGCGCTTATGCGTTCTGTAATCAACGCACCAGTGCCCGGCCTGCGTGTCTCTGCGAGACTTGCCGTGCTTTCAATAAGAGGCTGAACAACGGCGGATATTTCCTCAGGTGATTTACCGGCAGAGCGCAGCGCTTCGACAGTTGTGTTGATTTCATTCAGGCTGAAGTCGATTTGCTTATCGACCTCCCCCATCATGTTATTCTGCTCGTTCTGGGCCTGTTGACGCTCGGCAAGGGCCAACCGCCCCTCAGTGAAACGCCTCTCCGCGCCCTGGTTTAGCCCTTTTGAAAGCCCACGGGCAAAGAATCCTGCCGTCATGTCACCACCGTTGAATTAGCCAAGTTTTGCCCGATCTGCGCGAGACGGGAGCGGTTATCGAAGAACCCGCCTATGGTATTTCCGGCCAAGGTTCCGAAGCCTTCCGCGCTTTGCTGCGCTGCGGTTGCGTTGAAACGTCCAGCCTCAAGGGCAAGTCGCGCTTGGGTCTGGGCGTTCTGGTTGAGAACTTGGGTGGCTCTGTTCTGAAGCTGAGACGCAAGATTGGCTTGCAAATTAAGTTCATTCAAGCGCGTGTTAAACGAATTTGCACGTGCCTCTGTTTCCCTTGCAAGAAGCTGCTGCGTTAAATCCAGCTCTTGAAGGAATGATTCGGCCTCTACTCTTTCAGCCTCCCTCGCGAATTCCGCCTCGCTTCGGGTGATGGCATCCTGTCCGAAGCTGGAACCCAGAACCCGACGGCGCTGAAGGTTCTCTCTCAGGTTCCCGATTGATCGTGTGCGGGCATCTTCTACAGCCTGAAGCCGTGAAGCCCTTAAATCCGATACGCCCGGAGCCACCCGGCCCCTCAAGCCTCTCAAAACACCTGCCTGATCCCCGAAGGCTTGGGATGTCCGGCTGACAATGCTCCTGCGTCCACGGGATGAACCGACATTCACACCGTTTGCGGAAGCCGTCGCTCTCAACCCGCCCGCATTCAGGCCGGGAAAGCTGGTTTGAATACGGGGCGTGCGAACATCCGTGTCGCCACTGTTGATTGCCCCGATGATTGCAGGCGCGGCCTGTAGTGCTGTTGCTGCAAAAGTACCCAAAGCCATTATGGTGCCCTCGTCTCAAACACGGCGGCAGGCTCGCCGTCGTAGATGTTATGCATTGTTCCCACTCGCCTCATGACCCCATGCTTGGCTATCGTTTCGAAGAACTTTTTGTCCTCGAATTTTGCGTATTCAACCATTGGAAGTTCTTTTCTTATCTGATTGAAAAAGTTCACGGCCATCTCAACCTTGTTTCGTTTTGACGCCCACGGGAACCAGATCATATCCCCGACGTTCATAAACCTCGCGTATAGGGGGTCGGGATGTGACAGGAACCCCAACACCAACCCGCTCGGCATATAGCCCTTTTTGGTGTCGGCAAAGAGCGTCCAGATGCCGTGATAAACGGTCTCAGCCTGTGCAATGAATTCCGCTTGGAACTCTTCCGGCGACATATCAGTTCCATCGAATGGAGGTCCCATGCTTTCCAGAAGCCCGGACTTGTAGGCCACCCAGATATACTGAACGTCTTCCTGCTCAATTGGCCGAAAATGCGTGCGTCTTTTTAGTGTCTTTTTAAGCGACCAGCGTTTCAAGAAACTGCCTTCATTCTCAGGCCAACTTCGTTGATGTTGAAGTTGCCCGTTCCCTCAACCACCACACGAAGCTGGAACTCGTTGGAGCCTCCGGGAATGTTTATGATTTGCCTCGCCAAGCGCCCTATGTTGGCAACGCCGTAGTGTTCGTCGTTGTTGTAATATTTTGAGTTGTTGTAGTGCGCGTTTGATGCCGTGGCCGGGATGTCTACGACAATGGCTTGGTCATAAATGCGCTCGCCAGCGTATTCCAACTGAAGCGTGACAGATGCTGCATCCGAAGACTTGCGATACTTTATCCAGCCCTCAATATCGTGTGTCTTTGCATCCAGCTCGGCCACAAAGAGCTTCGAAAGCCATTCGGTTTCGATGTTTGCAGAGCCGCCATCGCCCGAAGTTCCAGACCCTTCCAAACGGAAAACATTGCCGGAACTATCCCCCATGAACACGTACTCAAGGGAATCGGACGGGTCCAGCATGGACATTACAAACGTTGGCTGGAATGCCAGTGCATGTTGCGTTTTCCATCGCATCCAGGGAGAGACGCCGGAACCCCGCATTCCTGTCTGAAACGCCCAGACCTCGGATTGCCCCGTCGGGAACAGGTATACCCTGTTCAGCCTTGAGTTATAAACGCTCGTCCAGCCCGTGTAGCTTTCAATCTGGTCCTGAATTTCCAGAGTCAGGTCATCAGCTTCGGAATCGCCGAAGCGCTCAGTATCCCTCAGGGATTCAACACGCCCGCCGCGTCCATAAATGATGTCATTGCCAATGTAGGCAAGACTTTCATCACCCTGTGCCGCCGAACCCGCATAGAACGAGTCAATATTGAAGTCTTCCGCATTCGAGCCATTCAACTTGAACAGCTCCCCGCTTTCAGTTGAAAATATCGTTGTGCCGAATGCCTGAACGTGACCATTAATAGGCTTCAGGTCAGGGGCCGTGATAAAAAACGGGTCTGCAGTTGAAAGCGCCGAACTTGGGCGGTTCGTAACCGTAATCTGATCGTAGTTTTCCAGAGCAGACCCAACAATCAAATGCGGTGTCGCGGAAGCTGTCGTGACGTTGGAATATATGGCCCTGTCGTTGTTGACGTTCACATACTTGGCAAAGAAATTTCCGAACCCCGCGCCTGACTGGTCCGTAAAGGTCGTGTCTGCCCAGGTTGTCCCATCCCAGTCCTTCACAACTTCATTGAGGGACAGGTCGGTGATGATAACCTTATCATCCAGCGTCCATGCGTGGGTGCGCCAGTGCCCCCTTAGCTTGGCATTCGCGTTCACGGCATCCAGAGTAGGACTTGCGTCAAAGGACGTTCCGTCGAATTCATAAACCGTGTCTCCGGCCTGAATAAACGCCTTTACCGTGCCGTCGGACTGCCTGAACGACCCACCACCATTAATACTGCCTGCGTTCGGAGCCGTGGCAACCAGGTCAAAGGGCTTGCGATTGACAAGCTCGGCGTTCTGCACGTCCAGTAGAAAATTCTGTCCATCTGCCGCCTCGCGCTCGCCAATCTCATCCTCGGGTGCGCGGGTGCTAAGCCCCCCACCAAACTTGATAACAATGCCGCCCTCGGCAGGTCCAATTCGGGATGCCATGCCTTACCTCGGGTTGTAACTGCGCCGGGGCTGATTCTGGTTCAGCAACCGTGACGCGCGGCCTATGCTGGTCTCAAACAAGTCCCCGTCAAATTCACCCTTTCGCTCGCGCTTCCAAAGCTGCACCCATGCCGGAACCATTGCGCGAAAAACGATGTCCTTGAATGGCACGGTGTCGTCCTGCCCGGTCAGAACAAGGTCCTTGTCATATTGGTATGTGTAGACACGCCCGTTTTCCGTGGCGGTCGGTATACGGTCCAGGTAAAGCTCTTCATTCACCGGGCTAATGGCTGCGAAATGAGGCAAGCCGTCATCGTCTTGTTCCGGGTCGATTTCCAGAATGGCGTTATACCCACCCGGATGCTGCCACAGGTATTGGTTGTTTGTCTTGTCAATCAGCGGCCAACGGAGCTGAACCAAATCCGACGCAAGGGCATAACTTCTGTCGTCCGTCACAAGCGTAATCGTACTTTCAGCCTGCTCTTTTGGCGATGCGGTGTTGGTGGTGGTGTAAAGCTCGTCAATTCCTTCGTTTACGACCTGGACAGCCACGTCAATAATGGTTTGCCGCGCGGAAACCGTCAGGCTTGTGAGTTCGGCGCTATCGCCCGATATTTCGCCAACCCTTTTCAGGATTTCGTTAACTGCGTTCAGAAGCGTCTTGGCCATTTAGCTTTGCCTCCAAATCGGCAGCTTTGTCGGTTCGTTCCCACTTGATGCCCCGCGCCTTGCATTCCCTGCGCAGCAGAACAATCTTTGGAATTCTCTTTGCTGGGACATCACTTACCTGCTCAACCATCGGCGGGCGGGCACTTTCCTGCTCCCATTGTCGCGCCAGGTCGTCTATTGCGTTAACTTCGGAAATCTCCTGAACAGGCTGGGCCTCTTTAGGCTGCCCAAACTGTGTGTGCTTCCATATATCGTAAGGCGGAACCCTCAACGGTTCGGCATACGTTCCAATATTCTGCCGAATGGGAATTGGAATCTTGGGCGGGTTCGCCTGGGCAATAAGTTGCCGCATCAACTGCGCGGGCATTCCCTGTTTAACGTCCGCTATCCCATAAAACTTGGCTGTATACTCAAGCTCCTTACGGCTAAGTTTCTCAAGATAGCCGCGCGGGTCTTCCGTGATGCTGGGCTGCATTTTTCCTCTAAGTAAAAAGGGAGGGCCGTTAAGCCCTCCCAGGTTCTCACTAGTTCGTGAGGTTCGTTGCCGCCGAACGCAAGGCGCGTCCCCAGGCACTGTTTAGCACAGCACCCGCGAAAAACGCTTTCCACGCAAGGGTGGCAATCTCGTTGAACGGGTCGGATGTTCCGCCCGAACCCCGGTCGTGGGTGATGATCTCCCACCCGCCGGTGTTGTCGCCAGCGCGATAGATACCGTCCGTGTGACGCTCGCCGAGGCCAACCGAACCATACGCATCCATGCCGTAAACGACAGTGGTGTACAGGTCGGCATTGCCGGACGTTACGTTCACGTCCGCCGCCGAAACGGCAGCGCCGGAACCGGAGTCCACGCTTGCATCCGGTGTCTGGATAAACCGCAGGCCAAAGCCAGCGCGGCTGAGATATCCATACTCGCCGGGCACAGTTGCTGTCTGGCCGGAATAAGTCTCAACGGACTTGAAGCCGGTCATGCGCGACACGTCATATGCCACGTCCGGGTGATTAATGGCCCAATAGCTCGGCAGGATCGGTGCAGTACCGATATTCTGCGAGCCAGAGGTCATCGGAGAGAACGGACGTGCAACGTTCACGGACAGTTCGTTGATGATGCGGTCGAAGTCGCTCGCGAGAGCAATCGACAGCACAACACCGTCTGACGCGACGTTGTTTGCGTAACGCTGGGTGGACGAATCCTCCATGATGTCACGCATAAGCTGGTTGAGAGAGCGGCCCGCCGACTCACCCAGAACAGCGACCAGCTCGGCGGTCGTCCCGTTCGGGTTGTAGAGGTCCACTTCCTCGTTGACGATGTAAAACTGGCCATACTTGCTGACCGTCGCCGTCACGTCCGTAAATGTCGGGGTGTCGGCATTGCGGCCCTGCATGTAGGCAGCGTTACCCGTCAGTTCTGTTAATGCCGTCGTGCTGGGCGTTTCCTGCTCAATACGACGCCATTTGATCGTCGATGTGCCCATCTGGCGGTTAAGCTGTCCGGGCATTGTTCCTGCGAAGTACGGTGCAAGCTGCTGCGCACGACGAAGGAAGGTCTGTTCAAAGACTACATTGACTGGCTTTTGAAGCTCAGTATCGGTAGCCGTAACAGTCAGAGCCATGATTGGTTCTCCTTCGGCTCATGGCCCCGAAGGATTTAGATTTGCGGCGTGAACCCATATTCCTTTTTGGTGAATTCACGCAATTCCGCATCTGACATCCCAGAGAGGTCAGGCGCGGGCGCTTCCGGGGCCTTGTCGGTTGCGCCGGTCACAGCTGCCGTTACGGCTTCCTTGTCTTCCGTTGCCTGCGCGTCGGGGAGCTTTGCCGCTTTCTTGGCGAGGTCCCGCTTGGCTGCATCGAGTGCTGCCTCGAACTGGCGTGGATTCTGGTGTCGGTTCGCCCAAAGGCCTGCGAATTTTTCATTTCGCTTTGCCTGTGCATCCAGGTAAGATTCAACGAACAAATCATCGAACACGTCGGGGTCTAAATCGCCCCGCACACGCTCAACAGCCTTGTTCAAATCCGTCTGGAACTTTTCGGCGTCCCGCTCCTGCCTCCACTGCTTGAGTTCGGCAAGAACTTCAGATTCAGAGTTTGTATCGGTTGTGACTGGCGTGGGATCGGGCTGAGAAGCGGTTGCTTCATTGAACTGACTGAGCAGTTCATCCAGTCCGGGCTCATCCGGTGCGCTGTTGTCCTCGGTAGATGGCGTTGCCTCTACGTCGGGTTGTGCAGCCACGGCTTGCTTGTTTTGCTCTTCAGACATTAGTCCTCCTTTGAGCATTAAAAAACCGGACTAGATGTCCGGCGTCTCATCATTTCCTTTCAGGAATTGGGCGATGCGCTCGCCTTCGACATATTTGCCTGAGTCGAAAGCGTATTCAGCGCCAATCTGATCTAACGGCTTATTGGCCCCCGAACGCGATGTTCTGAAGGGGCGCAGAGGCGAGGGCTGGATTTGGCTCAGCAGTTCCGGGAACGCCGGGTGCTGTCGTATCAGAAACATCAGGTCCTTCAGTGCGGGTGATGACATCTATGTCGCTCCAGCCTCCATCTCTCAAAACCTCTCTGATTGCGGCGGGGACATCCACACTTGGCTGCCCACCGAATGCCGCGCTTATCTGGTCCATTTGCAAGGCAAGCTGCATGGCTTGCAAGCGACGGCTGTTTCTGGCCTGCTCTTCCGCAGGACCAGCCGCGCCAAACCATTCGAATATTGCCTTTTCAGGAAGGGCCTTTTTCGTGACGTTTACGTACCCGCCGTAAGCCTCGATATAGAAGCTGACTTCTTCATTTGCAGACATGCTCTCCCGACCCATCTGGTAGGACATATCCAACCACCTCTCGACCGGGCCATTGCCAGCGTGGCGGACGTAATCAACCGTTCTCGCGGCCCCACGCTGGATTTCAGCGTCCTTCGCAAAAGCTGTTGTATGCGAGACCGTCTGGGCACCTAGCCTTGCAGGGAGAACGCCCGTCAATTCGCCGTAGAGATTGATTCCAGCCGTCATCGCCGCAGACAGTGCGCTCGGATCGCCGCCAACCTGATTATGCACCTTTACTTCATCAGTCGTTGCCCATTTGGCATAGGGCTGGACAATCGGCCCGCCTTCCTGTGCGAACTGCATGTCTGAGCGGTCATACCCAATCGGTGGTGCATTTTTTAGTGCAGCAGAATCAAGAAAACGGTTCATGGTCTCCGCTACCATGATCTGTATGGGCCTGCCCTTCATCAGGGGGGAAGTTGAATAAGTCTCGTTTGCACCTTCGTAATGGTACGGGAATATCAGGTAGCTGGACTGAGGGCGCTTTCTCCAGCGGAATCGCACAACCTCACGTGTGGCCCGTTCGGCCTTCATGCCCCCCACGGCAATCGTGACAATTGCGCCGGGGAGCACAATGCTCCGCGTCGTTTTGCGCGGGACAACAATATCCCCCTCAAGTTCGATGAGCTGAACAAAACCGTCCTTGTCTGCTTCCAGTCCACTGATGGACTTTGGCATCCAGCCGCCGTTCATATCCTCAGGGTTGGAGGACCCCCGGTTGGCTGCGATTGCCAGGTTTTCAAGGCGTATCCAGTCCTCCGAGATGTGCATCTCACTCAGCACCTGGTCCGAGTGCATGGTAGGCGGCCTGTCGTCCAGGTAGTGGTTCTTTACCGAAGCCGGAACCAGAACAGGTATTTTCTTGTCCTGCTTCACAACCCCTTTTGATGTGTGAGTGTGTACGGACTTGGTGAGCATTCTTGCCCGTCCGATACCGGTTCCGTACTTGAACACCTCGGCATTGATGCGGTCGAATGTTCCAAGGAAATCCCCTTGCCGGTGCAACATGGCGAGATAACCATGCGCCAGCTTGTCCGCGTTGTCCTGCGTAATTTGAGAGGGAACCTCAAGCTCATCCCCCAGGATAAGAGACGTAAAATCAACCTCTTGCAGGTACTTATCCGTCACTTCCGTGTGTGCACGGAACCAGATGTCATCCCCGAACATCAACCTTGAAGCATCTGCGGTCAGAACCTCAAGGGCCTGCGCCTGCAGCGGTGGCTCCACTTCGGACATCCACGCCTTCTGGTGGTCAAGGGCACGGGTGCCGTTCTTGATGATGTGCTTGAATTCGACATCCGGCGTCATTTCGACTTGCCGGTCGATTTCCTTCCAGTGCTCTTCGAGATGCTTGCGTTTCTTTTTGCGCCGCTCAAATTCCGCAATGCCCATCTCGGCAATGAACGACCAGTCTCTGCGATCAAAACGGCGCTTCTTCTTGACCGAAGCATCAGGCCCAACTTCAAGTTTTTCCATTAGCTGAGCCTCAGGCTGTTGGTCATTTGTTCGCGGGCGTGGTCGCGGGCCTCAATGGACTCCTTCGCGTCCTTCAGGGCTGCGTTTATGCGCCCCTTTTTTCCGCCCTCGTGGTCGCTGTTGAAGAACAACGCGCGGCCAATATCAAGGTCATCCATTCCGCGAGAGGCAAACCAGATGGTTGCATACTTCTCAGTCGAGCCAGGCCCAAGGCCGAACTTGCGGAAATCGTCCACGTCCTTTATCTTGCCGTCCGCAATGAAGATTTCCCGTGCGCGCACCTTGTCCCTGGACACGGGCTCCATGCCCGCCGCGCGGCACATGCGCTCCATCGATTGTTTTGTTATTGATTTCATTGACAAAGAATCCGGCCCGCTATATGTTTGTTTCTAGGCGTTGTGTTTGTCTGGACGAGCAAACTAAAACCAAATCGTTCCGGCGACAGGTGCACCTGGGCGTGAAAACTTCCGCCATTGCGATGCGGGCAACGCCTACCCAATCCTTGAAGATGCAATGGGGCGTGTTGACTGCTGCACACGTTGGTACCCAGCCGTTCCCGGTGCTGCGTAGCGTTTCATCATGACCGCGTACTGGGTTGCCTTCATGATGTCGTCCCTGCGGGCAACAATCTTTCCGTCCTTGCGATGATAACTTCTCTTTTCCTCAAACCACTCGGGCAGGGTGCTAAACACCTTGAACCTTCCGGTCATCATGCGTTCGAGGATTTCGTCAACTACCGGCTCGACCGGCTGTGGACCGCCCTTGGCTTTTTTCTGTCCGGGCTCCTTTGTATTGTACCGTGCAGACTTGGAAAGCATGTTCGCGCCATGCTCACGGTAAGCCTGAGCAAGCGTCTTGCCGCCAGACTTCTCCCGGTTCATGCCGTCGTGTGGCCATGCCACCGGAGCCCACTTGAAGCTCTTGTTCAGCCACGCCGCGTGGTACGGTGCCGTTTCGTCCTTTTTCTTATAGCAATCAACAACATAGATGACATCGTTGTCCCGGTCCCATGCCAGCACCACTCCGGCAGCCGGGTGGTCAATCCCAAAATCACAACCCTTGATGATGGCCCAATGCAGGGGAATCTGCTGTGATGGGACCATCAAATCGTCATCGGAAATCGGGAACACAGCCCCCTCACCCATCATGGGTATTCCCTGTGTTCGGGCATCTCTCTCATGGGCGCGATACGAGGCCGTCAGCCTTTCTTTATCATCATCATTAAGGTGTGGTGCGTCGTGCCACGTCGCGCCCTTGAGGTAGATTCCGGGGCCACCTTCCTGGAAATGCTGGACCAAATCCGTCATTCCCAGTAGGGGCGTAAACGTCACCATCACGATTCCCTTTGAGGTAATCGTCCGGGTCTGCGCCTCGGAATAAATCATGTAATCGTCGGGCTCTTCGTCCATCCACACAACGTGCGGAGCGGTGCCCTGCCACTTCTGCCAGCCCTGCTCGTATGTCTTGAGCATACAGTTCGACACACCCCCCGAGACGTGCCGCACCTGAAAGGATTCCACCACGTTCTTGACACCGGCTTGTCTTGTCGTAGGCTTGCCAATGAGAAGGTGTTTTGGAACCCAGCCCTTGCCTATGTCTTCTCCGAGTCCTCCGAGAAGTTCTTTTTGTACGATGTCCCTGGATGTTTCGTTCGTGGGGCTACCCGTCCATACCAGTACCGGCTTTTCGAACCTTTTCCCCTCCCACCAGTCGGGGTAGAGGCCTGTAAGATGACAGGAGACTTCAGCGCCTGCCGAGAGGGTCTTGCCCACCCGGTTCGCTGCCATGAGCATCCGCTCAGTATGGTCCGAACCAGCATTGTGGAAGTCGCGTTGCCATTGATAAGGTTGGTAGCTGTGAAGACGGAACTGCTCGTGAAAGTCCTCAAACTGCCTAACAAGGGACGCAACTTTATTAAGCTGCCCGGTAGTGCCAATGTTCAGGGTTGACAAACCGCCTCACCTTCTCTTCGTCCATTTCAATTCCACAGTGCGCCATTGCCTCCCTCAAGGACCCAAAATCACCCTGCACCAACTGGCCGGTGTAGACCGACGGGCATCCAACCCTGTCCATTTCGGAAAAGTGCAAGTCTATGATTTGTTTAAGAAAACCATCTTCCTTGCGCGTTACCAGCATTCCTGAATCCTTGCAGGACTGGAATACCGATTCCCGGTCACGCCTTACACAAACGTATTTAGGATCAAAACACGCATCCCACGCAGGCCAGTAAAGAGTTGACATCTTGACCAGCCACGGCCCGCCCTCGTAACCGTCCTCCAGAATTGTCTGCTTTACTTCTTCTCTAAATCCCGTTTGCGGTCTTGCCACATTGCCCAGCATGATATCGGGCCAGCGCCGCTTCAGAACTTTCTTCAAAGGAAGATTTTCGAAGAAGCCTTTCGGGTTCAGTTTGTGGGGCGGTCGGCAACTGCCGGTCCACACACCGTGTTCGGCGAAAAGGCCCGCCGTCATGGATGACCCCGACCTAGGTACTGCGAGAATGCAGATCGGTTCTTGTATTGAGGTATCGCTTGATTCTGTCACGTGCGTCCCTGAACTCACGGCTTGTCACGTATTTCCGAAACTCGGGAATTCCTGTAGACTGCTGCTCTTCGTAATTATCGGTTGCGTCTTTTTCGCGCTTGTCATTCTTCCAGTGCAGGTGCTCGACCTTCACGCCTTTGATGTGCTTCATCAGGCCGAACTCGCGCCCAAACCTGTTCCAAACCGAGTCAATCCCGGCCTGGTAGAGTTCGGGCGGCGCAAACCATCCAGTAGCCCTGACCAGTTCACCGCCTATCGCAAAAGCACTTGTTATATGGTGTGGCCATGCCTGGTTGGACCATCCATCAGACCCGAAAGCAATGTTGTGGTCTCCGGCTGCCTTGGCGAGTTTCTTGTCCCAGCTGTCCGTCTGCGCCCTGAAATCGTCTGCTAGCCAGCCATAGAACCGGGCATATGGGTATTCGTCGAAGAAATGGTTCATCTGTTCCGACAAACCAACTCTCTGAGGTGTATAAATGATATTCTCGACAGGCCAGCTTGCGGTTATTGCCCCGTACCCGCCGTCATCACCGTCACACCAGACAACAAGCCGGAATTCAGGGCTTGCGTGCTCATAGAAACTGCGAACCGCCTCGAATGCTTCCTTGGGGCGGTTCCTCGTGCTCAATAACCACATCAGCGGCCCACGGTCTTGGTTTTCCGTGAAAGTACACGACTCTTGCGCTTGCCGGAACCGTACCCCTTGGCTTTACCACGCACTTGTACGACACGAGCATCCCCGGTCTTACGCTTTGCCATGTGTCAACCTTTAAGTTCAGGCTTTCAATAAATGCCTGATCTCCGTTCTTGTGGAATTTCTTTTTCCGGTTCCAGGCCTCCCAGACCTGCTCCCGCGTGCCCTCGGGCCAGAACATGACCCCGGACCCGATTCTGTTCTTGTAATAGTCCTGCTGAAGCATGGTGATATTCTGAACCGTGGTAAGCGGCTCGATATCACGCACTATCGTTGTGTCGAGGTCAAAATAAAGAATATCGCCTTTAATATCCGGTCGAAACAGCTCCATCTTGGACCACCAGCCGGGCAGTCTATACTCAAGTGGCGTACAATTCGGGACCTCCAGATCGGACAGGCACTCTAGCCTGCGACCAAGTTGTTCTGATAGCCTGGCGACGTGTTCGGGCCTGTATTCTCCACCGGACTTGAGGACTGTGAATATCCTGACCATTGCCTTGGGCGTCCGCTCATGAATGTTATTCTATCCCCGAAGGCTTCTATCGCCCGCTTCCAGTGAATGTTCGGCCCGCCATTTACCGGACTTGCGGCTTCAGCGGTTTCGAACCTGCATTTGCGCCAGTGTGGCTCTCCGTTGTGGGGTGAGTCATCAAGCGGGATACCGCAAACTGTGATGGCATCGTATCCCAGCCCCACAGCTGTAAGAATCGCACCAAGTCCAGAGGTTCCATGGCCACCGAACGGCCATCTCCATTTTGCACCGCGATTACAGGAATGGGTGTGGGCCGGACCGGAGAATTCCCGCATGTATTCGGGTCGTCTGGCTGCAATGTATTTCTGCAGAACGGGTGGCTCATTCGAATACCAATGCTCTATGTTTCCAGGGAAAGTGATTCCTGTCTGATTCACAACCAGGAAGTCATGCCCCTCTTTCTGTACGCTGCCCCGTTGATAGTCCCGCCTGCACCCATAGGCCTCAAGGTCGTCCCAGACGCAGGCCGCACCGCCGCAGATAACAACGTTTCGTCCTTCATATACTCCGGCAATCTTCGGCAGCTCGAACTCCATGCCGCCATATTCAGCGAAAAACTTCTCAAGCATATCGCTTCAGGCCCCAATGTCCCAGCCTCACGGTCGGGTCCATCATGACCTTGTATCCATTCTGTCTGGCAAGCTCACAGAAGAAGTAGTCCTCGCTCAGCAATGTTCCGTGCCGGATCGGCGTTTGATAAAGGGCCGGAATATTTTTCACTTCGTTTTCGTAGTAAGGAACCTTTTTCGCCAGATGCTCAAGGCATTCGCGCTTGATGAGCATAAAGCCGGTGCCCGCGTAATCCACCTCCATGGGCTCCTCGAACTTTTCCAAATCAGTAATCAGCTCCCCATTCACCCATGCCGCAAACATGGAATCCTCGGTTTTCATCCGGTACACCCCAACCGCAATGTCGGCCTCCATGTTCCAGAGCGCCGCCACATCGTCAGGCGTAAAGTCTATGTCCGCATCCAGCCACATCATATGGCTGAACTCGGTGTCCAGAAACGCCTTCGTCATGCCCATTCTGGCACGGTGCACAAGGCTTTCGTTCCACCTGAGCATCCAGTCGAACGGTATGCCCTGTTCACTCAACTCTCTACACGTGTTCAGGCAGGATTCCATATGAGGCGCGAACACCTGTCCACCATATGCGGGGGTGCAGAAGAGGATGCCGTTAATCAAAGCCACGGTTGTCTGTTCTCACTGTGAAGGCGGGCTTCCCTCCCTTCAGTCTTTGCGGACTGGATTTGCTGGCCACCGTCGCGTTTATCAAGTCCTGCGGGCGGATATCGAATTCCCTGTATCCGTCCTTTATCAGTTGCTTGCCTGCCAGCGCGTAATCGACCGGCTTCTGAATTATCTCTGTCGAGACAATCTTCAGAAGGTCAGCCCGGAAGAATGCTACGTCCTGCCCCGTCAGGACGTAGGAACCAACCTCAGCCGTAAGGCGTAGGCCGGTTGTGAGGGCTGCGTCTATGCCGGTGAGGACATAAGCCCCCGTGTCCGCACCCAGAACACGTGCATACAGAAGCCCGGCGTCCTGCCCTGCAAGGACGTAGGAGCCAGCATCCGCACCCAGAATGGCTTCTGTGGTCAGGTTCGCCGCCTGACCCGTTAGTGTGTAGGTTCCCTGTTCTGCGGTGAGGATCAAGTCTCTCAGAAGAGACGCGTCCTGACCGTTTAACGTGTAGCTGCCTTGCTCGGCAGTGACAAAGAAGCCTTCAAGCAATCCTGCCGATTGACCGGTAAGGGAATAGCTCCCCGCCTCGGCAGTGAGGAGGATGTCTTGCGTTAGGGCCGCATCTTGCCCTGAAAGGACATAACTTCCCGTCTCGGCAGCAACGAGCTTCGCCCGGATTGTCCCGGCGGCTTGCCCGGTTAGAACATAGCTCCCCTGTTCCGCCGTGAGCAGTTTACCCCGGAACAGGCCAGCATCCTGACCTACAAGGTCGTAACCCGCCACACTCCCCATCGCCGGTTCGGCGACTAGGATATGGTCTGTTCTCAGACCTGCGTCCTGGCCGGTGAGGGTATATGCGCCAGTTTCGGCATCCAGAACAAAACTGACCGTAAGAGTCGCGTTCTGCCCCGTAAGAGTATAAGCACCTGCGTCTACTGCTAGGGTGAAATCCTCTATTACATCTAGCGGGACGCCTACCCCTAGACCAATAGGCCCGCCAATCATTTAACTACATGCCCGACAGGGTTTTGCCCCCTGTTACCTTGGCAAGCCGCCCGTGCTCCATGCGGAGGTCAAAAAGACCCTCTTCGGCTTCTTTTATCTCGGCATTCATTTGCTGGACTTTCTTATCCGTGTCCGCAATGAACTTGTCGCGCTTTTCCCTTAGCGGCATGACAACAGCCATGCGAGCGTCAACCTGCTCCTTCACTTCCTGGAGCCTGGCTTTCAGAAGGTCGTCGGTTTTCATCTTTACCTCTAGGCAATTGTGAGGACGCCGTTGGAGGCGTCAAAGTCCACCGTGAACGTCTCACCGTCAGACAGGGTTATTGCAGAGCCATTGTCCCACCATGCAATCAGGGGGTCAGCGGGAGAGGTCGGCGTGTCGTTGTAGAGAACCGCATAGCGGAACGGCCCTATGCTCCCGCCAGAAGCCGTGAACACCACGTCCGCCAATGTGAGTTTGTAGGTGCCCGTCGTGTGGGATGAATCGGAAATCGTCGCAGCAGTGCCACCGGCTGTATATCCGTTCCCAGCCGAGATTTCCGTGATGTTCGCGAAAATGGTGTTCGTCGCCACAGGAGCCGTATTCGTCAGGGCCACTTTCAGCGTATCCGCCCCAAGGTCGTGCACCCCCTCGGCTACGTTCTCAACGAAAACCTGAATCTTGTTGTAGCTAGCCATTGCTCTTCTCTATCTGCCCCTCGTGAAACCGAATCTCCCGCTCAAGCTCCAGCCACCTGGGGCTGTCCGCCTCAAAGTGCCTCTGCTTCTGTTTCAGGCGCTTTATCGCGCCCTTGTGAAACTGCTCGCCGGTGTCCTTTTTCTTCATCTCGTCGTCTCCGCATGTAATCCCGCATATACGCGCGCCGCTTATCTGCATCCCGGTATTGGTAGGTGGGCGAGACAAGGTTTTTACCAACCTTAGGTTGTGCCATTTCGGTATTATGGTAAATATCAGGTTCAAACCCCGTGTTTTCAGCCACCATAGGTTGAAACGAGGCCAAATCCGGTATCGAGAACGCCGTGTACGGGCCATACTCAGAGGCAATAAGCCTGAAAAGTGGCGTATATGCTGTTTCTTTGTTCTGTTTCAATGCGATCGTGACTGGGAAAC